GAAGATCGCCGGCTCATCCGTAATCATGCCGTGACCTAGCCGGTACGGTGTGGCAGTCAGGCCGATGACCCGAAGGTTTGGGTTGATACGTTGAAGCTGGCGCAGCAGATCGCGGTAGCCGCCCGTGTCCTTGTGATTGACCAGATGGCACTCATCAATGATCACCAGATCAACGTGATCAATCTGCGCTGCTTTGTTCCGCACAGACTGAATACCAGCAAACGTGATCGGCTGGTGCAACTCACGCCGCCCTATGCCCGCGCTATAAATGCCCAATGGGGCGTCAGGCCAATGTACGTACATCTTCTCAGCGTTTTGCTCAATCAACTCCTTAACGTGGGTCAACATCAAGATGCGAGTCTCAGGCCACTTGGTCAGCGCGTCTTCGCAGATAGCGGCAACGATGTGGCTTTTGCCTGATCCAGTTGGCAATACCAGACAAGGGTTGCCCGCATAGCCAACAAGAAACCAGTTGTACAGGTCATCTATGGCCCGTTGCTGGTAGTCACGCAAGATCATAAACATCCCCATTGCGCGGCCATTGCGTCGGCGATGCCTTGGTAAGTTTTAGAACGTAATTTCCACCGATTTGGGCTTGGCGACATGTAATGCAACCGCTGCCGTTTGTTGTCGGGCAGCAATAACATTTCCGCTTTGACGTTGTTGGTCGCCGTCAACATCGGCAGATTCTTCAACCACAAACAGGTTCCCTTTTGTTCCATGTGGCCGAACATCCACGGTTGGACAATTTGGTCTTGCTTGCGGTTACCTATGCGTTCTTTCGCGTACTTGTGCATGATCGGGTTTTCGACCGCAATGCGTTTGACTGGCGCGTCCAGCAGCAGGTTAAAAAACGCAGCCGCGTCATCCAACAGCGCCCACCTTGCGGGGTCTTTGTGAAGCCAACTGACGCCGCTGTTGGTCATGTATGTGCAGGGCGGGTGAGCAATCATCAGATCCCACCCATCGTTCAATACATCCGTAACGTCACCTTGATAATGCGGCCCCATTACGTCTGTCGGCAGTAGGTCGCATGACATTGCGTCGTGTCCTGCTTTGATGAAAGCGTCTCTTACCGTGCCGCTATATTCGCAAGCAATAAGAACTTTCATCCAACTACCCGCGCGTCAAACATTTTGCGAAACTCAATCATGCCTTCGTCAGACTCAGCGCAAGCCTCGGCGTTGGCAACCAACTCCTTAGACCCGTACACGCCATCCTTTGGCTCTCCGTTCACCACTTCTTTGCCGTTGATGACGTAGATTGCCTGCCACTGGTCGCCGGCTTCCTTGAGCTGCCACGGGACCATATTGGGATGCAGGACATGGCTACCGCAACCCTCGTGCTGCCATTCAACGGGAATCTCGTTGCCGGCGTGGCGCTCGCAGATCCACTTAGAATCCTCGGTCGCCGTGCTATGGGCGCAGGTGCGGCAGTTAACTTCCTTGGTCAGACGGTCGCCGTGGCAGAACTCATGCGCTGGGCACCACTTACATTGATACCAGCTAGGGTCTGCGCTCAGAGGCTCTGGCATCCGGTCTGATAGGGCGATGCGTTTACCACGAGCTATTGCGTTTTCGGCGACGCCTTTGTCGTACTCCACTCTTTCGGTGTATAGCCTGTCGTCATCTTTGCAGACAGCCACATACAACGCGCGGTCAATATTAGTGCCATGCATATACAACTGCATTTGCACAAAGTGATCAAATTTTGCGCGCTCCACACCCTTGTCTTCAACCTGCTCGAAGCTCTTTTTGTTGTGTGTCTTGTATTCGCAAACGTGTTTTTTTTGTGCCGCTCCCGGCACTCCAGATAAGGCGATGTCATCTATGCTCCCGCTGATATGGCAACCAAAGTCCACGCGCTCTTGCGCGCGCCCTGGCTTAAACTGAATGCCAATGGCCTGTAAATCATCCTTGATCGTGGCTTCTTCATTCTGGCCGCGCCGAAACATACGCAGGACGCGACCTTCAAACTTGGATGCAACTGCCCACCGAAACGACAGCCATAGCCAACGGTCGCAAGGATGACCCAACTGGCTTGCACCAAGATGGGCGCGCGGCCTTTCTGGTTTGCTAGCGTGGTATTGGTCAATTAGCTCTGGGATGCTATATTGGGCGTCAGGTATTTTCATCTCGTGCTCTCTCCTTGGTATCGATTTGCCCCGGCACTCCACCGGGGCATTTTTTTGCCTATTACTTCTTAGCCCACGGTGGTGCGGCTTTCACGCCCGCAGCAGGAGCCGATGGCGCAGCCTTTGGCGCAGGTGCAGCACCGCCTGAGAGCGACTTAAACCCCTTTACCTCGTTGCTGTTGCCGTATTGCTCTGAGATGCGAATGTCAAGCTTGATCGACAGGTTGCCGCCGATCATCTGGTCCGTATCCTTGAGCGATGTCAGGCCAATCGCCCGCATGATCTCGCCCAACTGCTGGCGCCCGATTTCCTCGGCCTTCGGGTTGGGGTTGCGTACATTCAAGTTGCCAAACACCACGCGGCCCTGGTGAGTTGGGCCTTGGATGTCATAACGGATCTTGATGTATTTGCCGTTGCCCATCTTCGTTGGCATCACTTCTGCGTTGGAGATTGTTGCGGTGTACCAGCCAGCGGGCAGGGGTTCAAAGTTGCGCTCCGACTGAGGTAGCGAGGCAACGTCATAAGTTTCGTCTAAAAGCATTTTTATTTCCTAGTAATAGTGAACGATGGGCGACCGGGCTTGGCAGTAATCGCTGCCGCAAACGGTTTGGTAATTGACTCATCTGTTGCTTTCCAAACGCTCATGTTGATTTCTGGCTTCCACCGGAAAACGGTGGACAAATGCTCTTCAGACCCAGTTTCGTGGGCGATGACTAGCAACTTGTCAGCGTTGACCGTGCGGTTGACCCGACCTTCAATCTTAATTGCAAAAGGTGACCCGACTTGCACTACGTTCTCAGTACCCTCAAACGTCTCTGGGAAATTGACCTTCTTAGCAATGTCGTCCTCAATCTCGCGCCGTTTCTCAACTGCCACCTTCTCGGCTTCCTTGTAGCCGATCCAACGCTCGGCCAGTTCGTCAAGCGTAATGTCGTCAAACACTCTCATCGTTCTTCCTCCAAAATTTCAAATTTTCTGTTAACCATTTCTTCGGCAAACTCGAAAGCCAGATAAGCAATCCAACTTTCGTGATCAACGTCCTCATCTGGACGTTTTTCGTTACGGATGATTAAACCGATCAACGCTGCTGCCGCAAAAAAATCGCGTATCTCCATTACAAACCTCCTATTTTCTTGATGATGTCGCCAAGATCGGCGTCTTCCCACACTTCCAGCTTGCCGCTACGATCCTTGGCAAGCCACAACCCATCGCCATCAGTCATCAAAGCGCGGCGGGTCATCCCTTCGGCGTCTTTCTCAACCCTCAGAGCTAGTACTTCATCGAAAAAGTAAGGCAATGACTGGCCGGTCTTGTTACCCGGCATTGAGGGCGCATACAAAACGCGGCCCATTTCGTCCTGAGTCTTTTCCAGCTTGGCACTCATATAGACGTGCTTACCGGGTAGGTCACGAAAGCCTCTAATAATGTCGGCCATCTGTTCCTGCATCGCACCGTAGGCAGCGCGCGGGTCCTTATTGATCTTTTTCTCCGCGTTCAGCACCACCTCGGCGATCTCGCTAATACTGTCCAGCGCCACCGACTCAAACTCTGCCGCTTCGGTGCTGCTAGTCAGCCACTTGTAAGCCTCCCTAAGATCATCCATGCTCGTGATCTCAATGAACGGCAAGTTAGTATCTGCAATCGATAGCAAACCGCCTTCGGCACTCAAAATGACCGGCGTTGGTAAGGTTGGAATAAGACTGGTCTTACCCGCACCGGCCTGACCGTAAACCAAAAGCTTTACCGCTTGCGCGGTGGCTTCCTTAGTCCGCTTTAACTGAATTGCCATCAGATGCCTCCACTTAACGCAAGAAACAAACAGATGGCAGCAGATGCGCCGACCGCAATCGACGCCAAGATGATGACCCAAGGTGGGTCTTCTTTATGTTCAAACTTCATAGTTACTCCTTGGTTGGAACCGCACATTCGGGCCATCCGGTTGTGCAGTTGTTGCTAGATTAACGGTTTCCACGTAGAGTGTCAACACAAAGTTTCAACCGAGGTGGAAAAAAAGTGACAACGAACGAGGCGATACAATTTTTTGGGAGCTTGAAGAAGCTTGCCGATGCGCTTGGGGTCTGGCCCCAGGTAATCTATCGGTGGGGTGAACGCCCGCCGATGGCGCGACAGTACGAGATCGAAGTTAAGACCGAGGGCAAGTTACGTGCAGACCATGAACAAGATTGACGCGGCGCTTTTGTATGCAAGTTGGGGCTGGCGAGTGTTACCAGTAGTGCCAAACGGCAAGGTTCCAGCTACCGCTCACGGGGTCAACGATGCAACGACAGACCCGGCCCAGATCCAGCGTTGGTGGGGGCAGAACCCTAACTTGAACGTAGGGATTGCTTGCGGTAGCGCAAGCGGGATCGTGGTGTTTGACATTGACCCACGCAATGGTGGGGACGCGAGTTGGTCCGAGTGGTTAGACCAGCACGGCCAGATCCCAGACGGCGTGATGGCGATGACCGCAGGTGGCGGGCAGCACTACGTTGCCAAGCACGTTGACGGTATCCGCTCCTGCAAGCTGGCCGATGGGATAGACCTGCTGGCCGATGGGCGGTACTTCATCGTCTACCCATCCACAATCGAGAACCGCGCCTACGAGTGGGAAGCGTCCAGCGATCCGTTGGACGGCATAGCACCAACCGAAATCCCAAGCCATTGGTTGCCGCTGCTAGGCCAGCGTAAGGTAGTGCCCACAACTAACGGCGATCTGATTCAAGGTAACCGTAACGATGGCCTAACGAGTCTGGCCGGTGCGATGCGCTCGTTTGGCATGACTGAAGCAGAGATCCTGGCCGCGATTAGTGTTGCAAATGAGACACGCTGCGAGATCCCATTACCATCAAGTGAGATCAAGCAGATAGCAAGGTCCGTCACGCGGTACGAACCAGACGCAGACGTTGCGGCCAGTAACGCGCTCGGTTCTGCGGCCCTTGACACGCTTTTTACCCAAGAGGAGACACGAGACTACTTCCTGACCCGTGCGACGAGCTTCTTGGGCCAGCCAAGCCCCGTGCCGTGGATTGTGAAGGGGTGGCTTCCGGCATATGCCACGGCGATGATGTATGGCGAGTCAGGAGTGGGTAAGACGTTTGTCGCATTGGACATTGCCTGTTGCATTGCGAGCGGCATACCGTGGCACGGTATTAAAACCAAGCCGGGGATCGTTGTGTATCTGGCCGGCGAGGGTAACTACGGGATGCGCCAGCGCATTGCAAGCTGGTGCAAGCGCAACAACGTGGCGAGCTTAGACAACCTGTTAATCAGCAACAAGGCGTTAGACATGGACGCCCCTGGCGCAGCAGCGCAGGTTATTGCAGCAGTGCGGGCTTTGACGCCAGAACCAGTTGTACTGGTCAACATTGACACGCTTAACAACCATATGAGCGGGGACGAGAACAGCGCCAAGGACACAAGGGCGATGATCAATGCCTGTAACGTGGTCTCGATGGCTCTCAGCGCAACGACCATGTTGATACACCACCTTGGTCACAGTAACGAAGCCAAACAGCGTGCGCGAGGTTCTAGCGCGTGGCGCGGGGCATTGGACGCAAGCATCTTGGTTCACGGCAAGACGCATGAGATCGTCGTGTCATGCACCAAGCAGAAAGACGCGCCAGAACCAGCAGACTTGTTTGGATGTTTAAGCCCAGTTGATCTGGGTTGGCAGGACGAGGATGGGATGCCTTTGCCTGGGGCGGTGTTTGAGATGTTCCAAGAGGGCGATCTTCGGATGCCTACTCCCAAGGAGGACAAGCTAGCAGAACACAAAACCAATCTGGAACGAGCTTGGTTCGTTGGAGGTGCGGAAGTTGTAGATGAAATGCCCTACGTCAGCAGGGAAGCGTTTAAGACGTTTTTGCTTGAGCAAGGCATTAAAGCCAACTCGGTTGACCAGCATCTGAAGTCTTCAGCCAGACCGGGGATGATCATCAGGGATCTGACCGATGCTGAAATTATAGGCAAGCATGATAAGGGGTGGCTGGTTAAAGATACAGTCTTGGTGTCTAAACTCATTCTAAAAGTTAGTCCGTAACAACCGTAACAAGCCGTAACATGGCGTAACATTGTTACGGGGGGCAAGGCGAAAACGACGTACCGTAACCGTAACGTACCCCCTTATCTAAAGAA